TGATTAAGCCTGGGAGTGTTAGCTTAGAATTTTATAAAAGTGGTTCTCTGCTAGCAAAAGCTCAAGATACAACAAAGACTGGTGAGCTTATAGAACAAACAAATACGACAATTGGAACTGGCTCTGTAGTAGGTTTTGCTCTTTATGAAGAAGGTGTAATTATCCTTACCGACACAAGCAGTTTGGGTGGTGAGCAGGAATATTATCAGCAACCAACAGCTTCAGCGGGATCAGCAGTGTTAGATGATCCTAAATGGATTCATTTTGGTTCTTATGTAAACGTTGAAGGTTCGGCTGGAACAGCTATTACGGGCTCCTCTTATGTCGTTGATTTACAGGGAACGGTACCAAAGCCAACTCTAACCATGTTTGCTTACGCTCCAAAAAATCAATTAAATTGGAGCAACAACCCAACATACCTCGATTCAAGTACAAAAGCAAATTATATAAACAATACTTCTTCTCAGTATTATGAAGAAAGTAGTAAAGTACAGGTCAAAAACATCGTCTCTAGCTCGTTCTCAACTTACTCAGCTAGCTTTGAACCAACCACATATATCAGAACGGTTGGCGTTTACGATGAAGATAAAAACTTAATCGCTGTAGCAAAAGTAGCCAATCCAGTGAAAAAAACTGTTGAACAAGATTATACATTTAAGTTAAAATTAGATTTATGATCTTAGGCTTAGATATTTCTACAAGCATTACAGGCTTAGCAATTGTTGACAAATCAGGCAAATTATTGTATACTGATCACATCGACACAAGAAAAGAAAAGAACATCTTTGATAAGGCTAACAAAGTAAGAGCTTCATTATTAGAATTAAAAAATTTAAACTCAATAGAGCATATTTTTATTGAGCAACCATTCACATTCTTCAATTCGGGCGGGTCATCTGCTAAAACGATGGCGACCCTACAAAGATTCAATGGGATGGTAAGCTGGATAGTTAACGAAATGTTTAAGATCGAACCGGACTACATTGGAGCTTCAGAGGCGAGAAAGTTATGCGATGTTAAAATCGCTCGTGGACAAAACACTAAGAAAGTCGTACTTGAAGCAGTCCTTGACATGGAGCCTACTTTTGAAGTAGAATATACTAGACACGGCAATCCAAAGGCAGGTTATTGCGACCGAGCAGATGGAGTTGTTCTAGCAAAGGCAGGATCTATTAAATGTCAGGACAAAAGAAACTAAAAATCTTGAAAGAAGTTTTAGGCTCTCCTTTCTATCATGGGAAGGAGAATCTTTTTTATTGTCCTAAGTGTAAGCATCATAAGAAAAAGATGTCGGTCAACTTAGATAAAAATAAATTTAAGTGCTGGGTTTGCGACTTCTCAGGTAACGATGTAACTTATTTAATCAAGCGATACGGCTCACGAGCCCAACGAGAAGATTGGTATGCTCTTTGTAACATCTTTGACCACTCAGACTTAGAGTTACAGCTAACGGAGATCTTGAATCCTCCAACAGAGCAGATGCTTACAGAGCAAAAGATTGACTTACCAGAAGAGTTTGCTACACTAACATCTAACAAGCTCTCTGCTAGTGCTTTACCAGCACTCTCTTATCTTCGTAGAAGGGACATTGAGAGAGAAGAGATCATAACTTGGAAGATTGGCTACTGTACTAGTGGGCTTTACAAAGATAGGATTATTATTCCATCATTCGATAAGGACGGAGACATCAACTACTTTATTGCTAGGTCGTTTACAAAGCAGGCTTTTCCAAAGTACAAGAACCCAAGTGCCTCTAAGAAAGTTATTTTCAACGAGTTATTCTTGGACTTTGATGAGCCACTAGTAATCGTTGAAGGTGTCTTTGATGCTATCAATGCTAGTGGTAATGTTGTTCCTATCTTGGGTTCAACATTAGACGAGCAACATCCACTCTTTCAAAAGATTACAGAGCATAACACAAAGGTTTACTTAGCCCTAGACCACGATGCTCAAAAGAAAGAAGTTGCGATTGCTAAATCTCTTCAGTCTTACGGGATTGATGTTTACAAAATTAATACAAAGGGCTATCAAGATGTCGGTGTAATGCCGAGAAACATCTATCACAACAGAAAGCAAAAAGCTAAGAAGTTCACTGAGACTTCACTTTTGAATCACAGGTTAGCATAATGAAATTCGCTCACATAGCAGACACACACATCAAAAATTTAAAATATCACAAAGAGTATAAAGCAGTATTCAAACAACTTTATGCTACTTTGAAAGAACGGGAAGTGGATTACATTATCCACTGCGGCGATATCGCACACACAAAGACCCAGATTTCACCAGAGTTCGTTGAGTTATGCTCCGACTTCCTGAAGAATCTGGCGGATATCGCCCCCACATATATCATTCTAGGAAACCATGACGGCAACCTACGGAACTCTTACCGACAGGATGCTATCACTCCTATTGTAGATGCCCTAGATCATAAGAACTTACATCTACTCAAGAATGCTGGCGAGACACACTTGGACGATAAGTTTTGTCTAAATGTTCTTTCAGTATTCGATGAAGACAATTGGGTAAAACCAACCAATCCAGACAAAATCAACATAGGACTTTACCATGGTGCGATCAAATATAGCCGTACAGACATTGGATTCGTTATGGAGCACGGAGAGCATAACATTTCTATATTTGATGATTGCGATTATGCTATGCTTGGGGATATCCATAAAACTCAGGTCTTGAACAAAGAAGGAACAATTGCCTATGCTGGTTCTACAATCCAACAAAACTTTGGTGAGACAGACGATAAAGGCATGTTCATCTGGGACATTCAGTCCAAAACAGAGTTTACAAGAGAAAAAATTAACTTTGTAAACCCAAAACCCTTTATTACAATCAAACTCACCAAGTCAGGCAGAATTCCAAATGGTTTCAATTGTCCAGACGGAGCGAGACTACGACTTGTAGCAGACTCAAACATACCTCTAGAACGGCTCAGGAGAGCCGTAGACATCGCCAAGCATAGATTTAAGCCCGAGAGTATTACCTTCCTCAATAAAGCGAATACAAACGATTTATCGGTGGAAAATAATATTGACACAGAATTGTTTGAAAACTTACGAGATGAGAAGACACAACAAGATCTAATTAAAGAGTACCTCAAAGACTACAATATTACGGAGGATACCCTGAATGAAGTCTTCGCTCTTAACTCAAAGTACAACAAAGTTGTTGAAGAGAACGAAGATATATCTAGAAATGTTCACTGGCGGATTAAGAAGTTTAGTTGGGACAATTTGTTCAACTATGGCGAGGGCAACTCTATTGATTTTGATAAGTTGTCTGGGACTGTTGGAATCTTTGGTAAAAATTATAGCGGAAAGTCTAGCGTCATTGATGCTTTGCTTTATACAGTTTATAATAATACTTCTAAAAATATTCGAAAAACTTACAACATTATCAACCAGAACAAAGACTATGGGTCTGGTTTGGTGGAGATTGAGGCTAATAATAAGACTTACCAAATCACACGCCGATCTGATAAATATATTAAGAAGCTTAAAGGCAAAGTTACGAACGAGGCTAAAACCCAAGCAGACTTTGACTATGTGGACCAAGTATCGGGCGAGGTTGGCTCGCTTAACCAAACGGAAAGAGGCGGTACAGACAAAGCAATCCGAAATGTCTTCGGAGATTTAGACGACTTCCTAAACACATCGATGTCTTCTCAGTTGGGAGCATTAGGATTTATCAACGAAGGATCAACCCGTCGTAAAGAAATTCTAGCAAAGTTCCTTGACTTAGAGTTCTTTGAGAGAAAGTTTAAGTTAGCAAAAGATGATGCCGCTGATTTGCGAGGAGCCCTTCGTAGAGTCCAAGATGTTGATTATGATGAGGACATCAAGAAAACAAAAGACGACATCTTTAGAGCAGGGGCAGCAGTAGCAAAGCAAAAGAACTTGTGTACGGAACTAAAGGAAAACTTAAGTTCTGTGTTGGATGAGATTGCTGAGTTAGAGAATAAACTTGCTCAGATTCCAGAAGATCCAATCTCTATTCGCCAAGTTCGTCAGGACTTAGAGCGACTAGGACAAAATAAAAAGTCTCTCAAAGACAGAATCAGTTCTCTAACTAATGAGATCAAAGACAAAGAAGGCTTTTTAGAAAAGGCAGATGCTCTATTAGAGACAATCGATATCCTAAACCTCAACAAACAAAAGGAAGAAGCGGACGGACTACAAGATAAGATTGATGAACTATTGCGAGAGCAACAAAAGAAAGAGAAAGAAAAAGAAACAAGTCTCCGTCAAATCAAAATTCTAACAGACATCCCTTGTGGAGACAAATTCCTAACTTCTTGTAAGTTCATCAAAGATGCTCATAATGCTAAACAGGACTTATCAATCACAAAGAAGGTTTTGTCCGAGGTTGAAGACAAACTAAAACTAAATGCTGGTGAATTATCTGATATTGATGTGGATAAAGTCAGCAACACAATTAGTAATTGGACTCGTCTAACTGAGAAAAAGAAAGATGAACAATCTAGATTGACCAACCTAACTCTTGATTTAGAGCGAACCAACACTGCTTTACAAAAGTTAGAAAGTGAAATCAAAGAACTAAACGATGTAGCAGATTACTACGAAGAGCACAAAGAAGTTCTTGAGAATATCGAAAAGGTCATGACCGAGTTAGAACTTGCGAAGACTAATAAAGAAAGATCCGATCAAGAACTACAAGATTGCGAAGATCAGATTTACACTCTTGTTGGTAAGCAAGGGGCATTGGAGCAGAAGTTGGAGAATCTAAAAAGTCTGAAAGAAGAGAAGAATAGGATGAATGTGGAATACTCTGCTTATGATTTATTCATGACTTGTATGCATTCCAACGGCATCGCATTTGATGTAATCAAGAAGGCATTACCTGTAATCAACACAGAGATCGCTAAAGTTCTATCTAATGTTGTTGAGTTTGAGGTGTTCTTTGAGAACAACGACAATAAGTTAGACATTCAAATCAAACATCCAAAACACGACCCACGACCATTAGAGAATGGCTCAGGAGCAGAGAAAACACTTGCCGCTGTTGCTATTAGAATTGCTCTACTAAATGTAAGCAACATGCCGAAGGGAGATATTATGATTTTAGATGAGCCGGGAACCGCCCTAGACGCTGAGAACATGGAGGGGTTTGTGAGGATTTTAGATTTAATTAAAAGTTATTTTAGAGTTGTATTTTTGATTACCCATATTGAAGGTTTGAAAGACATTGTTGATATGACGATAGATATTGAAAAAAGAGATGGATATGCTTATATAAATGTGTAATTTTTTAGATGACCTACCTATTTATTATAGACGAACCGATAAATGGGTGGTGAATTAAATGACTTGTGGAATATACAAAATAACAAATCTTAAAACTGGTAAATTTTATATAGGCAGCAGTGTAAACATTGAAAGAAGATGGTATTCTCACAAATCTCGCTTACGAAGAGGAATACATTCAAACGAACATTTACTAAATGCATGGAACAAGTATGGGGAAGATTGTTTTGATTTTTCAATCTTGCATGAAACAAAAAAAGAACAATTATTAGATTTGGAGCAGGAAATTATAGATGAGAGTGGATGTCTAAATAGAAAAATTGGATATAACAAAGCATTAAAGACCTGCTCGTCCATGCTTGGTAAAAAACATAGCGAAGAAACAAAAGAGAAACTGCGTGCAGCCCGCCTTGGAAGAAAACACACAGAAGAAACCAAATCCAAGATAAGCGCGACTCATAAAGGTAAAACTTTTAGTGAGGAAACCAAAAGAAAGATGAGCGCATCCGCAAAGAAGCGAGGCGTTCTTCCACACATGTATGCCCCTCCTTCCCCAGAAGGTAGAAGGAAAATAAGTGAATACGCCAAGACAAGAACGGGAACTAAAAATCCTAATTCTCGACTTACCCAAGAACAGGTTGAAGAAATAAGAAAACTTTTTAGTGAAAATAAAAATTTATCAAACTCAAAGGTTGCAAAAATGTATGGCGTATCACTCTCTACAATCAAACGAGTTAAATACGGCATTAGTTATAAAAATTAAATGCAAAACATTCTAGATCTTGTAAAAGGATATTTCGATGTTACATTACTAATTACTCACATAGAGATTTAGAAATGTTGTCGATATGACTATTGAAATCTCTAAAACTGATGATGGTTACGCCTTCGTCAATCAATAAGGAACTAAAAAAATGAAAATTACAAAAGATTATTTAAAAAAACTGATTAAAGAAGAGATCGCCGCGATGGAGGGCGACGACAAAGATGTTCTTTTTGACAAACTTACTGATGTTTTGTCTGATATGTCAAATGGATTCGAAAAGGACATGGAGCATGATGTTGAAGATGTTGCAGAGAAAATGGGCATGACCGAACAAGAATTGGTGTCTTTGTTAGTAAGCGAAGAAAAATACGACGATGATATTAATTACTACGTCAACTTAGTAATAAAAACTCTACGAGATGGTCCTGAAAACATTTAGTCAAAACACGCTGATAATTCAGCAAAACAACCAGAGAGGATAAAATGATGGCAGCAGCGAAAGCATTTATAGATAAAAATTTAGAGAGGTTCATGTCAAAGAAACTTCTTGTTTGGCTAACAACAACAGGGCTACTTCTTGCTGATGAGTTCGGATTGGAAATCGTTGAGGTTGAAGAATGAAAGTCGGTGATTTGGTAAAAGATAAGTTATGGGGAAGGTTGGGCATAGTAGTATGTGTACCTCCAATGCCATCTATGATAGAAGTTTTCTGGTCTGGAGATAACCCCAGAAAACAAAAGCATCTCTTGGGAGATTTAGAAATGTTGTCGATATGACTATTGAAATCTCTAAAACCGAAGACGGATACGCTTACGTCAATCAATAACCAGAGAGGATAAAATGATGCCAGCAATCAAAGCATTCGCAGATAAACATTTAGAAAGATTCGTATCAAAGAAACTTTTGGTATGGCTCACAACAACAGGTCTACTTCTTGCCGAGAAGGTAGATTCAGAGCAATGGATCATCATTGCCACAGCATATGTCGGCACACAGGGCTTCGTTGATGTTGTAGCCCGTTTCAAGGGTAAGTAATGAACTGGCTTATCGCCAAACAAGTCCTACAAAAGACTTGGTTTTACATTAAAAATTATTGGTGGGTTGGAGCACTAATCGCATTAGGTTTTGTGCTCCACAAGTTTTTTCTATTTGATAAAGATGTTTTAGGTGGTCTTTACGAAGAGAAGGCAAAACAAAACGAAAAAGAACTAAAAGTTATAAACGAAACTCATGAAACCGAGCGAAAAGAAAAAGCCCGTGTAGAAAAAGACCACCAACTTGTTGTAGAAGCCTTGGAGCTTGAGCGAGCCAAAGAAGGCAAGCAAGTAAAAGCCGAGGAAAAGAAAAGAATAAAAGAAGTCCTAGAAATGCCAGAAGAAGAAAGAGTCCAAGCTCTCGCTGATGAATTTGGATTTGAAGTAGTCGAGGTGGAAGAATGAGAACTACAGCAATTATTCTACTAATAACTCTACTACCTGCTCTTTGCTTTGCTAATGGTAAAGTAGCAGCAATAAAGAAAGGACAGACCGCACCCTTTGACGGTATTCTTTTAGACAAGAAAGCAGAAGCAACTATGGCAGCAAAGAGAGAGTCTGCCGTAAAAATCTGCGAGATAGACAAAAACTACACAATCAAAAAACTAAAAGCAGAATGCGACTTTAACAATAGAATCCTAACAATAGAAAAAGATTCAGAGAAGAAAAAACATGATGGGCTCATGGCTCTCAAGAATGCCGAAGTCAAAAGATTAGAAGAAGTCCTTAAAAAATCACAGAAACCAGATTATAGTAAGTTATGGTTTGTTGGCGGTTTTGTAGCCGGTGTGGGTTTATCCATCGGCATCTTCTATGCCGCCGCACAGGCGAGTAAATGAAAAAAGATTTAAATCAAGTAGCAAAAATAGAACAAGCTATTGAAAATCGGTGGGGCAAGGAAGCTGTTGAGAATCCTGCTACCCATTGGGATGAAGAAAAAGAAAAAGAATACTTAGAACAATTAAAAGAAAGGTCGAGCAAAGAAGAGCGATCTTCAGTAACTCGCGAACATGATGGTATTTTAATAACCTCAAAACTATTTATTGATAGAAAAGCTGACAAATGCCCAGTTTGTCATAGTTTTAAGATGTCTAACATCGACAAAGTTATGATAAAAAAGATAGGACACTGCCAGCGTTGCGAATGGAAGAAAAACTAATGTACGAAGATAAAGTTCACAAAATCATCCAAGGCATTGCCGCAGCAATGGCTAACTCCTACGACGGAGCAACTGACGAGAATGGCGACCCCATTAAGATTGGTCTTCGTAGAGAAGAAGGCGATCCCGTCCTAGACAGCCGTGTTATGGATGGTTTTGGTTGTAAGATCCAGGGCGACCTTCTAGTTGTAAAGTATAACACAGAAGAGAACCTTAAAGGTCTTCGTAGCATCCACAACATGGGCTTAGAAAAATACCAAAAAGAAATTGAACAAAGAATGGCTGACATTATCAAGTTCATTAAGAAAGAAGCCAAAAAGGCAACTGGCGCAACAGTAAACTTAAAGTTAGATGGTGAAGTAGACATTTTAATTCAACCAATGAATAAACTTCGCACCATTGTAACTGCTACAGCCATGTACAAGATTGGTGGCATGAAAGCCCAAGAAGATCCTAAGCCAGAGGGCAAAACAAGAAATGAAGCCGACTTCTACAAGAGCTTCATCTCAAATCTAAAAGAAGCCAAGCGTAATAAGACTCTAGCTTACAAACCTTTTTGGCGTAAGTCCTAGTTATTTAGATGGCTTTTAAATTAACTAAAAAGCAAATTGTAGCAGAGATTATCCGCTGCGGTAAAGATCCGGTTTACTTTATTAATAACTTTTGTAGGATCTCTCACCCGCTAGAGGGAACTATTCCATTTAGTCTTTACGACTTTCAAGCAGATTGTATTGAGAAGTTTAAC